CCAGTTAACAAGTGTGCGCGGCGTCACATCTGCAATGTCAGCTAACTCATTAAGCGTTCTAAATCCAAGCTGCTTGGCTAATTCTGACGGTTTCATTTTATTTCCTTTTCTGCTTCAAAAAGCGCTAATGCGCTAATTTGCCCCGATTTAAAGAAAGTTTTATAAACTCTATTACAAAACTTTATTGAAACTAGCCAAAATTAGCGCAATTAATTTATTAACCGATTTGCGGACAAATTTTATAAAACTTTGTCCGTTTTAATAGCGAACTCCATAAACTGCTACGTTGTCTCCATAGTGTTTTTGTTTAACCTAGATACATTGTAATACTGTATTTACTGTAAAACATCTATATATAGGCAAATAATGTATAAAAAGATCAATTAATCTATTTACTCCAATTAAACCTCATCTTTAATCGGAGTAAATTCTTTAGCACGCTTTAATTTAGTCTAAACAAAGATGATCTTTAATCGGAGTAAATTTTTTGAATACTCCAATTTGGTCCAATTAAAGATAATGTTTAATCCTAGTGTTTTTTTTCACAAAACGTGGCACGAACCAACAAAAGTGTGGTTAAATATCCGTAGAATAGGGTATCTGTCTCCTTACCCGTTCTACCCTCCATTATTTGGCCGCTGCAAAGCGGCTTTTTTTTATCACAAGCGCCGGGACTTCCGAGCACCCCAGGCTGGTGAATTTATGGCTAGACCTACCAAAATGACCACTGAGGTTATTGCAAAACTAGAGCAAGCGTTTGCGATGGGCTGTAACGATCTTGAGGCGTGTATGTACGCAGACATCAGCCAAGCGACTTTGTACAGATATCAGGAAGTACATGTAGAGTTTCGAGAGCGAAAAGAGGTGCTCAAAAGTAACCCGGTAATGCTTGCGCGTTCTGTGTTGATTGACGCGCTGGCAGACGGAGATGTGAACACAGCACATAAGATCATCGACCGAAAGGAAGGTAGCAAGGTCAATGTAGATCATTCAACGTCGGATGGCTCTATGCGTCCAACTGTTATCCAGCTAGTGCCAGTGTCGTCAGATGCAGACAGCGACGATTAATTTGCCAAAAAAGCTGGTCGATGTGTTCGACGGTGATGCCCGATATCGGGGTGCATACGGAGGGCGCGGGTCAGGCAAGACAAGAACCTTTGCGTTGATGACAGCGATTAAAGGCTACCAGGCAGGGATGTCAGGGCAGACTGGGCAGATACTGTGCGCTAGGGAGCACTTAAACAGCCTTGATGAATCCAGCCTGGAGGAAGTCAAGTCAGCGATTAGCTCTGTTAACTTCCTTGCTGAATATTATGAGGTTGGAGAGAAATTTGTTAGGTCGCGAGATGGCAATATCAATTATGTGTTTGCTGGGCTGCGCCGCAATCTAGACTCAATCAAGTCTAAAGCACGCATAATTATAGCGTGGGTAGATGAGGCAGAGCCGGTCAGCGAAGAGGCGTGGCGAAAATTAATCCCAACGGTGCGCGAGCAAAAGAGTGAGATATGGGTTACGTGGAACCCTGAGAGCACGCGATCTGCAACGCATAAACGATTCCGTCATACGCCGCCTGATGACTCAAAGTTGGTAGAGCTCAACTGGCGTGACAACCCTTGGTTTCCCGATGTCTTGGACCTAGAGCGAAGGGCGGATAAAAAAGTCCGTCCAGATGTTTACGAGCACATTTGGGAGGGTGCGTTCTTGCAAGCGCATGAGGGCGCTTATTACTCGCATTTAATCGATGCAGCGCGCAGGGAAGGGCGTTTGGGCAACGTTCACGAAGACCCTCTTATGGAGACTAGAGCATACTTTGATATCGGCGGGACGGGCGCCAAATCGGATGCGACAAGCATTTGGACCGTGCAGTTTTACAAAAGCGAGATCAGGGTGTTGGGTTACTACGAAGCGGTGGGTCAGCCACTAGCAACCCATGTCGCTTGGTTGCGAGATCAAATACAAGAAATTAAGACGGTGGTACTACCGCACGATGGACGGACACACGACAAGGTCTATTCCGTCAGCTACGAGTCTGCGCTTAGAGATGCAGGTTTTAATGTGATTGTAGTCCCAAACCAAGGATCTGGGGCTGCGGGTCACCGTGTCGAAGCGGTGCGCCGTGTATTGCCGTCTTGTCACTTTAATGAGCCAGAGTGCGCTGCAGGCATCGATGCGCTGTCTTGGTATCACGAAAAGCGGGACGAGAGCAGAAACATAGGGCTGGGACCAAACCATGATTGGTCGAGTCACGCGGCAGATGCTTTTGGAATGATGGCGGTGGTGTATGAGCCACCCAACACAAGCTGGGGCAAGCCGCTTAGGGTTAATTTGCAGGGTATTGTATGAGCAAAAGAATAAAGGGTATTTTAGACGCTGTTTCAGAAGTAGTGTCGCGTCTTTCGCCTGTTGATCAGTTTGGTGATCCTCGGTTGCTTGACATACAAAACCTAGACCAAATCCCTAACGTACCGCAATTTGCCTTGGAACGATATGAACCGCCAAGGGGGATGCCGCCAAATTTAAAAGGCGTACTAACACCTCAAACAGCAGCACGGTTGCGAGAGGCCGCTCTCAAGGGCGAGGATGTTGGTGGTCGAGAATGGTACAACACAACGCCAATGCGCGATCAATTTGTATCTAGGTTAGGAGAAGATGCCGGGGCTCAAAGATTTAACTCGTTTATTGATAAATTTGCAGCAACGTCACCAAGATCGACTGTTGCTGCTAATACTAGGCGAGCGTCATTGTTCGATGTTATGGATCAACAGGGATTGCCATTTGGCGGCTTAGAAAATAGCGATTTGCCGAAAGGCTACGGCCATTTAGCGCATAAAACACAAGACCACTCCTTGCGCGAGTTGCAAGACAGAGGCAGTTTCGCTGCGCTTAATCGGCCTAAAACATCATCATTTGCTGAGAATCTAAAAGGCAATCAAACACCGATGACCATTGATACGCACAACATGGCTGCGGTAATGGGCGATCCTACATTTAAAAAATCGCCATCAAATACGCAATACAAATATTTAGAGGAATTTCAAGCAGAGATTGCCGATAAATTAGGTATGACGCCAGCGCAGTATCAAGCGTCAGTTTGGATGGGCGCCGGGACAGGAGTGGCAGACGCAAGACCTGTTGTTGAGGTGTTTGATGATGTAATCGCTAGGACTGCGTTGCGTGACGAGAAAACAAAAAAGCAGGTAATGGATGATTTCATTGCTGGTAAAAGCCCACTGTTCTCAATGGCTGGTGGCGGTGTATTAATGGGTGGATTGGTTGTACCTGATGGCGCATCTGCTGATGGGTTAGATGCGCAGCAGCGTGACATTCTTTTCGATAGCATCATGGATGAGCGAGAAAATAAGCGAGGAACTGGCGAATATCCTAGCGAAGCGCTTGCAGATTATAATCGAACGCAGCTATTGCCTACCGTCGGCGTTATTGGTCAGTCGTTGTTAGATGCGTTTTCAAGTGGCGCAGACTATGTTGATCCATTAAATCTAGCGCGTTTAGCTATTAATCCTGGGGGCGAAGGGTTAATGAGATTTCTAGACGATCCTGTTGTGAGCACGAAGCGTGATGCTCTCGCGCCCGTTATTGACGCACCTTTGCTAGATCAGCGTGACCCTTTGTATGAGGAGCGACTAAAAGAGGCGCAAATGGTTGGCGGTTTGTTAGGCGCATTCAGCCCCTTCTAGGTAACTAAATATGGCTATATCCACGTTCGCAGAATTAAAGGCGTCAATTGCTGACTATCTAAATCGTAGCGATCTTACGTCTGTGATCCCTACGTTTGTCTCTTTAGCAGAAGCACAAATCAATCGTGATGTCAGGCACTGGCAGATGGAGAACAGAGCGACAACGAGCTTTGATGGTCAATTCGGAACGCGCCCATCCGATTGGGTTTCAACTATACGTATGCATTTGACGGGCAATGGCACCAGGTCGATGAGCTTAATTAGCCAACAAGCAATGGCAGAAAGGCGCGCCAACGACAACGACGCCGCTGGAACGCCGATGTTTTATGCGCACTCTGAGTCACAGTTCGAGCTATATCCAACGCCAGATCAGGCCGTAACAGCAGAGATCTTGTATCACCAAAAGGTCCCTGCACTAAGCGATAGCAACACAACGAATTGGCTCTTAGGTTATGCGCCGGACGTTTATTTGTATGGCTCGCTAATACATTCGGCTCCTTATTTATCGGAAGACAACAGGGCAACCGTTTGGGCGTCAATGTACGGGGCTGCAGTTGAGCAATTAAACGCAAAGTCCGAAGAGGCCAAAACCTCTGGGGCTGGGCTAAAACTAAAAGTAAGAGGTTTAGGATGAGCTTTACCAATCATTTAGAGACAGAGATCTTAGATCATGTTTTTGCAGGCAATGCGTACACGGCGCCATCCACGTTGTATCTCGGTTTGTACACTGCAACGCCAGACGATACTGGGGGTGGCACTGAGCTATCTGGTAGCGGCTATGTGCGTCAAGCAATGGCAATGACCGTGTCGGGCAATACAGCCAGTAACTCAGCGGCAGAGGAGTTTGCCACCGCAACAGGTAGCTGGGGGACGATCACGCATGTCGGCGTATTTGACGCATCATCAGGCGGTAATTTGCTGGCGTATGGTGCGTTGACTGCATCGAAGGCGATTGCCACCGGCGATGTATTTCGGATACCGGCGGGCGATTTAGACATCACGCTTAATTAAATGTTATACGGAGCGTACCGCTACGGTGTAGCTGCATACTCAACGGCTGCATTGCAAGATGGCGCTGCAACTGTAACGGCGTCGTCAACGACAGCAGCTTCTGCGATAAGTGTTGTAGACGCTGCATGTACCGTCAGCGCGGCATCATCGTCTAGTGTTAGCGCACAAATTATTAAAAATGGTGTGGCGCCGATAGCAGCGGCAGCATCGTTAAGCACATCCGCGCAAAAGATAAGTTTAGGCATATCTGCAATAACAGGCGCGTCAGATATTGCGGTTGTCGGTGTGGCAACAATGAGCGGTCTGTCAGGTATTACCGCAGCGTCCTCTTTAGCGTCTGCTGGGCTAAAAGTTCTTGACGGGATATCGTCAATCGCAGCGAGCTCATCGTCTACGCAATCTGGCGCGGTAGTCTGCCAGGGCGTTGCGGCATTGGCTGCTGACAGTCAGTTTGGTGTGTCGGGCAACGTGACGGCATCAGGCACAGCGCCGATTAGCGTGGCCTCAACGGCAACTGTTAGCGGTTCCATTTTATATCTGCAAATTGATGCTGCAAATAAAACGTGGGCAGATGTTCAGAGCCAAGCAAGCACATGGGTTGACGCAGCCTGCAAACAGTACAACCTGGTCAAATATTAATTCAGCGTCAAACAGTTGGGCGCACACGCTAGACAACGATAATTTATGGGAGGCCGCTTAAATGGCTGATACAACGACAACTACATATTCATTAGTCAAGCCAGAGGTTGGGGCGTCTGCGGACACTTGGGGGACTAAAATAAACACAAACCTAGACAACATTGATAATTTGTTGGATGGTACTACGGCTGTTGCCAACATGGACCTAAATACGCCGGATATTGATGGCGGTACAATTGATGGTGCAGTGATAGGGGGTAACAGCGCAGCGGCAGGCACGTTCACTGACATTGTCGCAGCTAGTTTAGACATCTCAGGCAATATTGACGTAGACGGCACAACTAATCTTGATGTCGTGGATATCGACGGTGCTTTGACTCAAGACGGTGGGGCAGTCTTCAACGAGGCTTCTGCTGACGTAGATTTCAGAATCGAATCAAACGGCAACGCTAATATGCTGTTTGTTGATGGTGAAAATGATAGGGTAGGTATAGGGCGAGTACCCTCTATATCAAACTCTAAGCTAGAAGTAGCGG